ATTATCAGCAACGTCAGCTGTAGGTAGAAGGAGGGGCGTGACGATGGAGAGACATAAACCTATTTAATTCTACAAACGTCATTTATTTAGTGACGTATATGGATAGCCATCAGTTAACCGCTGGTGGCTTTTTTTATACGCATTTCATCGCTCATTCACAGAGCAATTCACAAACGTCGAATCCAATCACTTTGATATGAGCCTTCGAGAAAGTCAGTTATAGCTGGCGAGCTTCGACGGGCTGATTTTCTATGTGAACGAGGGTTCATTTCAAATGAAGGTAATACGTTATGCAATATCCAAGAGTAAGTATTAATGGTGTGTCTGTCCGTGTTGATAGTGAAGGTAGATATAATTTAAATGATCTTCATGCGGCCGCTGTTGCGGATGGTAAAGCAACGGAATCACAAAGGCCTGGTGCATTTTTGAAAAGTCGTCAAGTAAGGCGATTTGTTCACGCTTTAAGCGATGCAACAAAAAGTGCATCGGTTAAAGTGATTAAAGGTGGACTCAACCAGGGAACTTGGGCTTTAGAGTTAGTCGTTATTAGATATGCAGCTTGGTTAAAGCCAGAATTTGAAATCCCTGTCTACAACACGTTTAAAGAGGCTACGAGGAAGGGATTAGATGTCATGTCTAAGTTGAACAAGCTAGATCATGTCATTAATACCGAAACTAAAAATATAAGTAACTGTGCAAGAACGATGGCTAACTGGGGAGTTGGTGGTAGAAAGCAGTTACTACTAACAGCGAGGGAACGAATTCCTAAAGAAGCTCAAATCTATATTCCTGGTATTGAATAGCGTTCCTTAAAATTGAGGATATTGATTTAATTAATATCTAACGATGAATAGGCCCTAATGGCTTTTTTATTGGAGAGAGTAAATGAATATAATTATTAATGATGATGGTTCTGCCCGTATTGAAACAAAAACGTACAGTGCGACTTATTGTGCGAATGGTTATTTAAAACTTTCAATAGGTGGTAAAGCTCCTGAAAAGATAACTATTAATCATCCTAAAAAAGAAATAGGTAAGCTGCTCTACAAAGTCTCAGTAGATACAAGTGACTTAGATAAGTTAGAAGAACAACTCACTCGCATTAAACAACTGATGCTATTAATCGAACATTGTGTAGTCAGAAGTAAAGGTGAGAAATCCCGTCTTTAAAATCAATAAGGGGCATTCGCCTCTTTAGATTACAGGAGATCACATGCCACCTCGCATACCTCGCGCATGTCGTAAACAGGGATGCGCCAAGACAACAACAGAACGTAACGGCTACTGTGCAGATCATCAAAACCTAGGATGGGAAGCCCACCAGCGCGGTAAGTCTCGTCATCAACGTGGTTATGGTACCCAATGGGATAAACTGCGAGTACGTATACTCAAGCGTGATAAGTATCTCTGTCAAGAATGCTTAAGAGCAGGACGATCCACTGAAGCAAAAACAGTTGACCACATCATTGCTAAAGCACATGGGGGGACTGATGCAGAAGAAAACCTGCAGTCGTTATGCATTCCATGTCATAGAACCAAGACGGCAAGGGAAGGACATCAATGAAGCTACCTGATTTACCATTATCTCAGAATGAATACCAAACAACATTATTTGCAAAGGCTTATGCAGATAGCATCAAGGCATATCCTCAATTAATGCAACTCAAGCGTAAACGAATACAAGCACAAGAAGAGTCAGCGCCTGAATGGTTTTTACGCATGGTAGATATCGACATAGACTACATACTTTTTCGTATAGAACAGCTTGAGCATTGGGGACATGATGATGACCCTAGAGTATTCGCATCAAATATACAACAGAGTATCCGCATTGCTATTGATATGGTATCTAACTTTTTAAATCCATCAAGAATGCTATGGGGAAGCGTTAAACGAACAGAGGCTTGGCTTGCTGATGGTTATAATGAGACAGAAGAGCAGGCGATAATCAGCAATGGCTAGGCTCATCGAAAAAGGTTTAAGTGCTTAGCTTCGTTTTTAGAAGGGGAGGGCGGGTCAAATCTCTACGGCTTTCATTGCTCCGTACCGCGCCCCCAATCGAATTTTTATACCCGCGAAAAATGAAATTAAAATGGCAATAAATGTTAAATTTTACTGATATTTTCCTGTCAATGAGGAGGCGTTTTTATGGCTGGCACGCCGGGCAAATCAGGTCGTCGCCCGAAGCCTATAGCCAGAAAAGAATTGGCTGGTAATCCGGGAAAACGAGCACTCAATAAAGACGAGCCGGTATTCACACCATTAAATGGTGCATCGCCACCTGATTGGTTTATTGAGCATAATATTGATTTGGCTATTGTGATGTGGGATCTCACAGTGAAGGAGTTATGTGGGCAAGGTATCTTATGTGTTACTGATCTTGCTGTGCTTGAGCGTTGGTGTGTTGCCTATCATATTTGGCGTAATTTGGTGATTGCAATCATGCGTGATGGTACTCGCTTAATTGGTGCTACGGGGGGACCAGTAAAAAACCCTGATTTAACGGCAAAAAAAGAACAAGAAAGTGAAATGGATCGCACGGGCGCAATGTTAGGTTTAGATCCGAGTAGTCGTCAGCGATTAATTGGTCTTGCGGGGCAGAAAAAACAAGATAACCCCTTTATGAGGATTATTTCATCATGAGCCGTAAATCTTACCCGAACGTCAATGCGGCAAATCAATATGCGCGCGATGTGGTGCGTGGCAAGATTGTGGTATGCCAGTATGTGATTGATGCTTGTCAGCGACACATTGATGATATGGCGCAAGAAAAATCACGAAAATTTCGCTATCGATTTGATAAGGATTTAGCAGAACAAGCTGCAAAGTTTATTCAGTTATTGCCTCATACTAAAGGTGAGTGGGCATTTAAGCGTATGCCTATTACGTTAGAACCTTGGCAACTTTTTATTGTGTGTAGTGCCTTTGGGTGGGTACATAAAGGAACAAAACTTCGTCGCTTTCGTGAAGTGTATACCGAAATTCCGCGTAAAAATGGAAAATCAGCGATTTCGGCAGGGGTTGCGCTGTATTGCTTTACTTGTGATAACGAATTTGGCGCTGAAGTATATTCTGGGGCGACAACAGAAAAACAAGCTTGGGAGGTTTTTAGACCGGCTAAATTAATGTGTAAGCGCACTCCATTGTTAATAGAAGCTTTTGGGATTGAAGTTAATGCGAAAAATATGAACCGTCCAGAAGATGGGGCTCGGTTCGAACCATTAATTGGCAATCCTGGCGATGGACAATCACCGCATTGTGCAATTGTTGATGAATACCATGAGCATGATTCTGATTCACTCTATACTACTATGTTAACGGGAATGGGGGCGAGACGACAGCCATTAATGTGGGCGATCACAACCGCAGGGTATAATATTGAAGGCCCTTGCTATGATAAACGTCGTGAAGTCATTGAAATGCTCAATGGGACTGTACCGAATGAAGAATTATTTGGGGTGATTTATACCGTTGATGAAGGTGATGATTGGACGGATCCTGAGATATTAAAAAAAGCAAATCCCAACATGGGAATATCGATTTACAGTGAATTCCTGATTAGTCAACAAAATCGTGCTAAAAACAACCCAAGACTGGCTAGTATATTTAAAACGAAACATTTGAATATTTGGGTTTCGGCTCGTTCGGCGTATTTCAATATGCTTAGTTGGCGAGAATGTGAAGATAAAACGCTAACCATAGAGATGTTTGAAGGGCAATCTTGTGTTCAAGCCCTCGATTTGGCGAGAAAACTGGATATGAACTCTCGTGTTAAGTTATTTACGCGAGATATTGAGGGTAAACGGCATTATTATTGCATCGCACCAAGCTTTTATGTGCCTTATGACTCAGTTTTTGGTGCAGATATTGAAAATCAACGCACGGCTGAGCGCTTTAAAAAATGGGTTGAAACGAAGCATTTAACATTAACTGATGGGGCTGAAATTGATTATCGCGTTATATTGGAAGATGCAAAAGCCGATAACCTTAGTAACCCTATCGATGAAAGTCCCATTGATCCCCATGGTGCAACCAATCTTTCTCATCATTTAGCGGATGAAGGGTTAAACCCTATTACTATCGTACAGAACTATACAAACATGTCAGATCCAATGAAAGAGCTTGAAGCAGCTATTGCTTCTGGACGTTTTCATCATGATGGTAACCCCATCATGACATGGTGTATTAGTAATGTTGTTGGCAAATTTTTGCCCGGTAATGATGATGTGGTGAGACCCATCAAAGAGCAAAACGAAAATAAAATTGACGGTGCGGTTGCACTGATCATGGCTATTGGGCGTGCAATGTTAAATGACCAAGAAGATACACTTTCCTCTATTCTAGCCTCTAGAGGTTTACGCTCTCTTTAAGGAAATTTTATGAAATTTTTAACCATAACAGCCTTATTGGTTGGGATTGCGGGCGCCTGTTTATTGTCATTTGGGGCTTGGTTAACCTATCCACCGATGGGGTATATGTGTGCTGGGGGATTATGTCTTTTTTGGTCATATCTTGTTTCAAAAGCACTTGGTCAATCTCGAAATAGCAAGGAGGAATAATGTTTTTTCCTACGTTATTTCAGAAATCTCGGAAAGTCATAACGTCATCAGAATTAAGCGAATTAATTGGATTGTCCTATGACACTTATTCTGGTCGAAAGGTGAGTACACAACTCGCAATGCAACTGACTTCTGTATTTAGTTGTGTTCGTGTTTTGGCAGAGTCGGTCGGTATGTTGCCATGTTCTTTATATGAACAGTTAGAAAGCGGAAATAAACGTGCGACCAAAGAAAGGTTGCATAAATTACTGGCGGTTAAGCCTAATAATTACATGACCCCACAAGAGCTTTGGGAACTATTAATTGCTTGTTTGTGTTTAAGAGGGAATTTTTATGCTTATAAGGTATACGCCTTAGGCGAAGTGGTTGAATTACTACCTCTTGATCCTAGTTGTGTCACGCCAAAATTAAATAACCAATGGGAGCCAGAGTATCAGGTGACATTTCCTAATGGTAAAAGTGAAACACTGACACAGCAGGAAATCTGGCATGTACGGATTTTTACCCTTGATGGTTTAGTGGGATTAAGTCCGATCGCCTATGCACGTCAAGCCATTGGGCTGGGGTTAGCCACCGAAGAGCATGGTGCGCGTTTATTTGGTAATGGCGCCGTGACAAGTGGTGTGCTTCAAACAGAGCAAGAGCTTTCAGATCTCGCATTTGACCGTTTAAAGCGTGATTTTGAGGAAAATCATCAAGGACTAACTAATGCGCATAAACCTTTGATTTTAGAAATGGGATTGAAATGGCAACAAATCAGCTTATCGGCCGAAGATGCGCAATTTCTTGAAACACGAAAGTTTCAGTTAGAGGAAATTTGCCGTATTTTTCGTGTTCCTCTTCATATGGTGCAAAACACCGATCGTGCCACATTCAATAATATTGAAAACTTGGGTATTGGTTTTATTAATTACTCACTTGTTCCCTACCTTATTCGTATAGAGCAACGCATTAATGCAGGACTGGTAAAAGCCAGTAAGCAAGGGACTTTTTATGCCAAATTTAATACTGGTGCTTTATTACGTGGTGACATGAAATCCCGATTTGAAGCCTACTCAACAGGTATTAACTGGGGGATTTATTCACCTAATGAATGCCGAGAACTCGAAGAGTTAAATCCTCGTGAGGGGGGCGATATTTATCTCACACCGATGAACATGACCACTAAGCCAGAAACCCAAAAACAAGAGGAGAAAGCGCATGCCGATGACGACCAAACAGCGGCTTGATATGCCATTGAAAATTAAGTCTGTTAGTGACTCTGGCGAGTTTGAAGGCTACGGCTCCGTTTTCGGTGTGAAAGACAGTTATGCCGATATTGTGATGCCGGGCGCTTTTCTTAATTCCCTGAGTCAGTGGAAAGAAAAAGGTGCGTTACCTGCCTTACTTTGGCAACACCAAATGGCCGAGCCTATTGGTATTTATACCGAAATGCGAGAGGACAGCACTGGGCTTTATGTAAAAGGGCGCTTATTAATTGATGACGACCCTTTAGCTAAACGTGCACATGCTCATATGAAGGCCGGATCACTCTCCGGCCTTTCTATTGGTTACATTCTTAAAGATTATGAGTATGACCGCAGTAAAGATGCCTTTCTGCTGAAAGAAATCGATCTATGGGAAATCAGCTTAGTGACATTCCCTTCCAATGATGAAGCGCGAGTCAGTGATGTGAAGTCGGCATTTGCTCGTGGTGAATTACCCACACCAAAAAGTATTGAGCGAGTCCTGCGCGATGTTGGGCTTTCGCGAACACAAGCTAAGGCTTTTATGGCTAGAGGCTATGATGCTCTTTCTCTGCGTGATGTTGAGCAAGAAGCATTAGAAACATTGAAATCTATTTTTAAATAATAAAGGAAAAATTATGGCTATTGATCATAAAGATGTCAGTGAAGTTGCGCAGGAATTGAAAAGTCAGTTTGACGAGTTTAAAAAGTCGAATGATAAACGTATTGAGGCAATTGAAGCTGAAAAAAGTAAATTATCAGCAACCGTCGATACCTTAAATGGCAAATTATCAGAGCTGGATGAATTAAAAAGTAATTTAGAGGCTGAATTAGCTTCAGTTAAACGTCCCGATAGTCGCGTGACGAATAAAGATGTCACTGAGCATAAAACCGCGTTTGAATTATTTGTGCGTAAAGGTACAGATGATGGGCTTGCAGAGTTAGAGCGCAAAGCGATGCAAGTCGGTTCAGATCCTGACGGTGGTTATGCGGTACCCGAAGAACTGGATCGTAATATCATTACGGCATTGCGTGATGAAGTGGTTATGCGTCAAGAGTGTAATGTGATTACGGTTGGCACAGGGAAGTTTAAACGTCTGATTAATCAAGGTGGCACAAATAGTGGATGGGTGGGGGAAGTGGATAAACGCCCTGAAACCAATACATCAAAACTCGCTTCTATTGAACCTTTTTGGGGTGAAATCTACGGTAACCCTGCCGCCACTCAAACCATGCTTGATGATGCCTTTTTTAATGTTGAGCAATTCATCACCAGTGAGTTAGCCACAGAATTTGCAGAGCAGGAAGAAGCGGTATTTACCCACGGTGACGGTGTTAAAAAGCCTAAAGGCCTGTTGGCATACGGCAGTGACGATAAAGGCGATAAAGAACGTGAGTGGGGTAAGTTGCAGCATTTGTTATTGAAAAAACCGACAGAAATCACAGCGGATGAAATCATGAAATTAATTTACACCATGCGAAAGGTTTATCGTACAGGTGCTAAATTTATGATGAATAACAATACATTATTCCGAGTTCGCACACTGAAAGATGCTCAAGGTAATTATTTGTGGCAACCCGGTCTGCAATTAGGGCAACCTTCAGCATTATTAGGGTATGGCATTGCAGAAAATGAGCAATTTGCGGATATCTCTGCTGACGCTGTGCCGATTGCTTTTGGTAACTTCAACCGCTGTTACACTATTCTTGATCGTATTGGTGTTCGTATGTTACGTGACCCATACACCAACAAACCGTTTGTTCATTTTTACACAACAAAACGTGTTGGCGCTATGTTAGTTGACAGTAATGCTGTGAAGTTACTAAAAGCTGGAGCGGCGAGGCAGGGCTAGTGTTATTCATACTGTGCTTGATAGCCATTTTCATTCCCGCGATTTGGGATAATCGCGGGATATTAGGAGGGAGGAATGGCATTTCCAACTATCGAAGAGTTGAAACATCAATGTAATATCGATGGTGATTACGATAATAATTTGTTACAGCAGTATTTATCTGCCGCTATCGCTGAAGTGAAAAGATTAACAAATCGAAATTTGTATAGTGATTACGTTCCCGACAATGATCCCATGGGATTGCTTCTTACTGATGATATCAATTTGAGGCTTCGGCAAATGGTGGGTTTTTGGTATGAAAATCGTGAAGGGCAATCACTTCCAGAATCGTTATGTCATGCTTTGCGTGTATACCGGATCAGACCGATGCGAGGGCAATCATGAAAGCTGGGCGATTACGTCATATCATTCATATTCAAAAATCAGTATTAGCGCCTGATGCCATCAGTGGCANTGATGTGATTTGGACGGATCATGCGACAAAAGTACGTGCAGCGATCATGCCTTATCAAGGGCGGGAATATTTTCAAGCCCAGCAAGTACAAAGTGAGGCCACAACACGAATTCTTATTCGCTATATCGCTGATATCGATACCTCAATGCGTATTGTATGGGGTAAGCGACTATTTAATATTATTTCGATTATTGACCCTGATGAGCGTCATCGTGAGCTTCAATTAATGTGCAAAGAGGGCGTGAATGATGGGTGAGATTAAAATCAGTGGATTGTCTGAACTCGCTCAACGAATGCAAGACATCGCCCGTAAAACCAGAAATCAAAGTGCGCGTAAGGCGATGAATACAGGCGCTTCGGTGTTAAAGGAAGAAATCAAACATCGAGTGCCTATCCTTAAGGAAACGGTGCCTCATCGACGCAAAGGCACTATCAAGCGCAATATTCGTTCTAAAACGAAAGTACAACGCAATGGGCAAGTCAAAACGCGCATTTGGGTGAAATCATTATCGGGTAAAAAGGTGTCTGCCTTTAAACAAGCAACGGGGAAAAGTGCAGCATTGAACCCAAATGATCCGTTTTATTGGTGGTTTGTTGAGTTTGGTACTGCCAAGATGCCCGCACAACCGTTTATGCGCCCCAGCTTTGAAGCGAAAAAGGAAGCGAC